ATTGCTGGTGTTCAAATGTTTGTAAGTTCTTACTTGTCTGCTGGCGCTGCTGTGTTCGGTCAAGATGCTCTGCGTATTGCTATGCAGAAGAATGTTGACGTTGAAATCGCTCGTAGAGCAGAAGCAGTTGGTAACGACGTTGTTGCTAGTTTACACGCTGCCGTTGGTGTCATTGACGCCGCACGTGGTGTTTACTTAGCAGCAGCCTAATAGGGAGTAGATGATGGCTTTCATTATAAGCGGCGGATCAGTTTTAAGTTTTGCTGAGTATCAAGATGTTGTTGATCGTGATCAGCGCCTTTTCGATGCTAATGAAGGCCTCACAGACGATGTAGTTGAACCTCTATTAGTTAGGGCAACTGAACGCATACTCACAAAGTTGCGTGCCAGTGAATGGTGGATGAGTTATTACGTAAATCGTAACTCATCTACCACATTGCTTACTACTGCTGATATCCCTGCACTAGATGCTGGTAAAATCATTGATAGAAAAAATGATTTTACTGATTTATGCGTATTCACTGCATTAGGTGAATATGTGCTTCCGTTGATTGCTGACTTCGGTAACGATGATTCAGCAGAACGTAAGAAAATGGGGTATTATGTTCAGCGTGCCGACGCTCTTTTTGGAGAGTTGATTACTGCTGGAGATTGGTATGATTTCGATGACGATGGCACCATTCAAAGTCGCGAAAAGCAGCCAGGCCAATATAACTTGAAGAGAGTGAGATGAGACAGGCTATCTATGATTATATTAAAGGGTTAACATTAGGCACTTTCAGTGTCACTAATGAACTTCCTTGGGATGAAAACGGAACACCATTATACCTTAAGAACTTTAAGCGTATCTATGTGGATCGTGATCAAACTGCTGAAGAACCCACTTACTTAACTATGGATGGATCTGTTGTATTGAACACTGAAACTACAACCGTTCGTGTTTACTTCACTACGGATGCAAAACAACTGCCAAGCAACTATGACTCATTAGTGTCAACTATTAAACTAGGAAAACATACAACAGATATCGAAGATGTAAATCGTAGAGAATGTGATGTTGCTACTAGTTTCGAGAATGACTCTATGATCACAGAGTTCGAGTTCAGATTTACAAAACTAACATAAGAGGAATAAAGCAATGTCTTACATTTTATCAGCAGCCGGAAGCACTAATCCAGTTTTAACACTGGCTAGTGGTGTCACTGGCGACCTAGACATCCCATACTTACAAGATGTCACAATCAATAATGCTAACGACACTTTCACCTGGTCACAACTTGATCAGAGTGCTAAGTTACAAGTAGCAACTACTGCCACAAATAGTATCAGTGGTAACATTGTTGTTGATCCAACAACATTCTTTGGTGATGGCACATCCACTGCTGGAAGTGCTGCCGCTCTAGGATTGATCGGATTGTCAACAGAAAAAACTGAAGTATCGTTCAGCATCAATATCGGCGCAAAAACCGTTAGCGGTGTTGGCTATGTTACTGGTCTAGCACCAGCAGTATCAGCAGATAGTCCAGTTTGGGTTACACCTATCACTATCTCTGTCAGTGGTGAATACACTATCGCTTGATAGTATTCTAAACCAATAGAAACAGGGCTTTTTAGCCCTGTTTTCTTTTATACCGGTAAATACACTGAGAGGTAAGATTTATGGATATACTAGAGCAAAAAACAGATCAAGAGTTATTACAAAGCCTCATAGCAGAAACCGCCAAGTCACAGAATGAACTTAAATGTGCTCAACGTGACTTAGAAAAGGCGCAGAGTAGATTGTCTTTTTGTTTAGTGCTACTAAACAACTTGATTAACAGAACAGGAGATTAAAAGATGAAACTAAAAGACATAGCAACTAAACCAAAACTAATCAAAGTAGAACTTGACAACGAAGAAGTTATCAAAGAGTTCGGAGAACCCCTTGAGTTTCACACTTGGGACCGACAGCCTCTTGATGTCTTTATGAAGTTGGCTGGCGCTAGTAACCAAGACAGCGCATCTATGATTGATGTTGTTAGGACTCTAGTGCTTGATGAGAATGGAAAACAAATCATCGACAAAGACAATATGTTGCCCACTAATGTATTGTTGTTGGTGATTGCTAAGATTGTCGACAAACTGGGAAAGTAATAGGCGAGGATCCTGACTGGGATGATCCCGAAGTCAAGATCATGTTAACACTGGACAATCTCGCCCACCGATACGGTATGCTACCCAGTGAAGCATTTTCTAGAGGTGATACTCTAGATTTGTATGTGTTAGATTTAGGAGCGAGGTGGGAAACGCATAAGATTAAGGCTGCTGAAAGAGGAGAGTCATTCGATAAACCAAAACTCAGTGAAGATGAAATGCTAGCAATGATAGCAACGGTTAAGGAGCGTAAAAAATGATTAGAATGTCGGTCAGTGTTGTTAGAAACTTGATGAATTCAACATCAAAAAGGATTAAATCTAAACTTGCTACTTTGCCTAAGGAAGTTCATCGTGAGTTTGTAAAAGTTACTCCTATTGACACAGGTAATGCTCGCAATAAGACTAAACTTTTAGGTCAAACTATACACGCTCGTTATCCATATGCTAGAAGATTGGATAATGGTTGGAGTAAACAAGCACCTAATGGTATGATTAAGCCAACAAGAACATGGATGCGTCGACGCATTCAACAGATTTTAAGGAATAAGTGATATGGCCGGAGATTTAGATTTTAAAGTTAATGCTGATACCAGTGGTGCAAGACGAAGTCTTCAATCATTAGAAAGCAGTTTAGCCAGTGTTACTTCGGCATTTCAAGGTGTTATTGCCGCAGTTGGTATTACCAGCATAGTCAAGTTTAATGACTCAGTTACTGATCTAACCAACAAACTACGAATATTAGACAAAAGCCTAGGTGGTTCTCTCAATCAGTTCAATGCTGTGGCTGCTATTGCCATTGGTGCTAGAAGTGATCTAGCAGCCACTGGTGATTTATATTTCCGCATTGCTAGATCAGCAGATCAACTTGGTATTAGTCAACAAGAAGCAGCCACTATCACTGACAGTCTAGCCAAAGCAATGACAGCCAGCGGTTTAAGTGCTCAAGAGGCTGCTGGTCCTTTGTTACAGTTAGGACAAGCATTACAAAGTGGCAAGTTCCAGGGCGACGAACTACGCTCAATCTTAGAAGGTATGCCCATTGTTGCTAGAGCATTGGCTGATGAACTTGGTGTGCCCATTGGCGCATTGAAAGAACTTGGTGCTCAAGGTAAAATCACAGGTGACACATTTGTCAATGCCATGCGTCGAGCAAGAGACAGCATTGTCACTGACTTTGCCAGTACAGTGCCTACTGTTTCACAAGCCTTCAATGTTCTACAAACAGAGATTGCTAAACTATTCAGCAACTTCGAATCACAAACACAAGCAGGAGCCACACTATCTAAGAGCATACTGTTATTGAGTTTCGAACTTAGTAAACTAGGAACTAACATCTCTGAGATTATAGGTCCCTTAGGCACATTCTTAAAGATCATATTGTCATTAGCAGCCGTTACGGTTGTAGGTAAGGCACTAAAAATAATAACTGGCTTATTTGCTGCTGCTGGTGCCGCTGTTACTGGCACTGCTGGTGCCGTTACAAGTTTGTCTACTACATTTGGAATATTGTTCAACAACATTAAGAAAATCATATCTGGTTTTATTCCATTGGGAAAAATACCTGAAGTTTTAGGTAGACGCTTTGGATTCTTAGGCAAAGGCATTGCTCTTTTATTAAAATCAGTAGGTGCTCTAGGTGCTGGCATTGCTACATTCTTTGGATTAGACAAGTTAGGCGAACAGTTAGAATCATTGAAGGATCCAGCCAGTGAAGCCAGCCAAAGTTTAGAAGAATATATGAAGAAGCAGGATGAAGCACTTGCTAAACTTAGTAGTCAGGCTCCTCCTAAGCCACCAGTGTATGTTGATCCAGACGCATTAAAAAAGGCATTAAGCCAAGTAGATAAGATCACCATTGGCTATCAACGTCAACTTGGCGATGCTGAAAAGAGATTAAGATTCGAACAAGAACTTATTGGCCTCACTGAGAGTGAGCGAGCAGTTAAAGAAGCATTGTTCAACTTAGAAAGTGAATACCTAAACACAGTTAATCAGTTAGTTGACGAATACGCCGAAAAGTCTAAGAGCAGTAAAGAAGAAGATAAGAAAGCACTTCCTGAAATACAGAAGCGCATACAAACAGTCAGTGAAGCATACAGTAAACAGATCGGTGTTGTTAAACAAATCACTGAAGGAACTGTCAAGCGATTAAATGTTGAAAAAGAACTGCAAGGTCTACTAGACTTCACAGCAACACAGACATTTGGCAGTCAGAAGAAGATTAGAGATCTACAACACGAAATCAACAGTTCTACTCTAACAACCATGGAGAAGAAGTATGCTGATATCAAGTATGCTGCCGATGAAGTTGCCAGAGCAGAAATAGATCGCATCAACAATGAACGTAGACGTCGTGGCGAAGTAACATTGTCTACATCTGAAGAACAAAAATACTATGATGCTGCCAAGAAAAACATTGATGACATCATGGCAAAAGAAAAAGAACGCTATGATGAAAGTCGTAAATGGAGCACTGGTTGGAAAAACGCATTCGATGATTATATTGAAAATGCCACTAATGCTGCCAAGGCTGCTGAAAGCATTTTCCAGAAAGCCACACAAGGCATGGAAGATGCCATTGTAAACTTTGCTAAGACTGGTAAGTTCGAGTTCCGTAGTTTTGTCAACAGTATCTTAGAAGAAATGTTGCGTGCCAACATTAGACAGTTGTTTGCTGGAGGTCTTGCTGGAGGAGGAGGTGGCTTCTTTAGTGGACTAGGCAAACTAATGGGATTTGCTGGAGGTGGCGTTATCCCAACTAATGCGCCAGTTATAGTTGGAGAGCGTGGACCTGAGTTATTGATGGGTGCTGCCGGAAATCGTGTTGTGCCAAACAATGCATTAGGTGGAAATGTTGTAACTTACAATATCAATGCTGTTGATGCTATGAGTTTCAAGCAGATGTTAGCACAAGATCCAAGTTTCTTATATGCTGTAACGGAACAAGGACGTAGAACACTACCACAAACTAGGAGATAAGAATGACAACAGCATTCCAAACAGTATTCGACAATGCTGAAACATTGTCAATCAACAAAAGAAAGAAAGTAAGCCAAACTCAATCCAGAGATGGTACCATTAAAACAACCAGCCTAGGTGGACAAGCATGGCAGTTCGAAGTAAAACTGCCAGATGGTCCTAAATGGACTACCTATAGGCCCCTTATAGAGGCTATGGAAGCATTAGATAGGGTTACAGTGGGACAAGTGCAAATCAATAAAACTGGACAAGAGTGGTTAAGTGGTTATCAAGGTGATTTAACTGACACTTCAGCAGTGACAGTGAGTTTTGTGTCAGGAAATACATTGACAATCACTGGTGGAGCAAGCCTAGGCAGTGGTTATAGATTTCGCGCTGGTGATTTTATTCAACTAGGCACCACTGGCAGTGTTTATACAGTGTCAGAAGATGTTGAATTCGACAGTGATACTATCACTGTTCATCGCCCAGTGCGTGAAACTGTTGGTAGTTACACTTTATTAGTTGGTGCTAATGTAGTTTGGAGTGTGATTTGTGTTAACTTCCCTAAGTGGACTATATTTGCTAGAGATCAGATTAGTTGGGATGGAGCGTTTATCTTTGCGGAGGCACTCTAATGCCATTAGATCTTTCAAGTTATTCGAACATACAGAGCAATCTGTTTGTCAAGATAGACATTCCAGACTATGAAATATTGACATTCAGCGACTATCACAAGGCATTGACTATCGAAGGAGATGTCTATGATGGTTTAGGTCAACTGTTGGCCATTGGTAATACTACCAGCAATCTTAGAGCAACACCTGGTGAAATAAGTGTAAGCATTTCAGGTATTCCTACAGGCAATATCACAGATATTCTAAACAACAAAGTTAAAGGCAGTAGTGTAAAAATCTATCGTGCTTTTTTCGATGTTACCACTGGTGAAATATTAAGCACATCGGGCAACCCTGCTGGCAAGTTTCAGGGTGTTGTATCGAACTTCGAAATCACAGATGATTTAGACATTGGTGCTGATACTGGTACTATCACATTGGTATTAACTGTGACTTCAGTAGTAGAACTTTTAAACAATAAAATCACTGGACGTAGAACAAACCCAACAGACCAAAAACTATTCTACCCCACTGATGTCTCAATGGATAGAGTTCCAAGTCTAGCCAAGAGTAACTTTAACTTTGGAGCACCCCAATGAGTTTTCTTTCAGGATTAGTTAACTTTGGTAAATCTGCTTTCAGTTTCTTAACTGGAAACAGCATTGCCAGCACATTAGTTAGAACTGTTGGTATTGGATTAGTCCTTAATCAGTTAAGCAAGAATGCGCTTAAAGACAACAACACCGGTGACAATGCTAACATTGACAAAGGTGTAAGATTACAAGTTCCACCAGCAAGCGATAACAAGATTCCAGTGCTATATGGTACGGCGTTCTTTGGAGGCATCATAACAGATGCTTACATGACTGCTGACAACAAGACCATGTATTACTGCCTAACACTTAGTGAAAAAACTGGCATAAAACAAAGCGACAGCCTTGATAGTTCTTATGTGTTTAAGGACATATATTGGAATGATCAACGCATTGTATTCAACAGTGATGGTATCACAGTAAACTATACCGTTGATAGAGAAGGCACTGTTGATCTAAGTGCCAGCGGACTAGTTAAGGTCTATTGTTTTGCTGGATCTAGCACAGAACCACAAGTTCCAGAGTCCTACACTAATCCAAGTTTAAGCAACGCATATGACGTAATGCCCAACTGGACAGCAAATCATACAATGAATGATTTGGTTTTTGCCATTGTGCGTGTTGACTATAATAGAGAAAAGAACGTTACTGGACTAGGTACAGTTAAGTTTCATCTTGAAAACTCAATGCGTGATCCAGGCGACGTATTGTATGACTATATGGTTAACCCCATGTACGGTGCAGGTATTGCTACCAGTGAAATCAATGACCTAAGTGATCTAACTACCTACAGTCAACAAAATCTAAGTTATGAAGATCAAGGCACTGGAGCAGAAACACTAGAAGATAGATATCAGATTAATGGTGTTATCG